TATCTGGTTCGACTACTAACACAATAAGATTTACTAAACAAGACGACTCTACTATAGATCTTACTATAGCTACTAGCTCTATCTCGATTGATGGCTTACTTTCTTCCTCTGCTCAAATAGCTGAAGATATTTCAGGCTCCGGTAACGTAAGATTCGAAGCATTAAATGCAGCTACCTCTTCTTATGCTTTAAAAGCAGATGTATCTGGATCTGGTAACGTAAGATTCGAAGCATTAAATGCAGCTACCTCTTCTTATGCAACTAAACTAGATATGAATCTAGTATCAGGATCAGGAATAATAAATGCAGCATTATCCGGTTCTACTACTAATACAATAAGGTTTACCCAACAAGACCAGAGTACTATAGATCTTACTATAGTTACTAGTTCTGTCTCGATCGATGGATTACTATCTTCTTCTGCACAAATAGCTGGAGATATATCCGGTTCAGGTAACGTTAGATTTGAAGCTCTAAATGCAGCTACATCTTCTTACCTACTTAATACTACAGATACATTAACAGGTAACCTTACCGTAACAGGTGACATAACAGCCAATAAAATTACAACTAATATAGTTACCTCGTCTATAGCCTTTACTTCAGGTTCGAATAAATTTGGAGACAATCAAGTAGACAAACATATGTTTACTGGTTCAGTCCAGATATCTCAATCACTAGACATAACCGGTTCATTAACTCTGAACGGAGTAGCTATAACGACAGGGTCAAACACAGTACTTAATATAATAGAAGGTGGCGGTATAAATGTTTCCAACAGTAGCGGTATATTTACCGTATCAGCTGAAGCAGCATCCGCAACTAATGCCGGTATAACTGAATATGCTAGTACCACCGAAATGACCGAAGGTACATCCACTACTAGAGCTGTTACACCAGCTAACTACTTATCCCGCTCAACAGACTTAGATGTATTAAACATATCCGGAATACTAACAGCAACAAGCTCATACTATAACTCTTCTTCAATAAGCGAGGACACTCTTTTACTGATTACCAGTACTACAACTCATTCGTTATCTGGAGACTTTACGGATACAAATACTTTTAGAACTGTAGAAGTAGATACAAATGGTAATGACGCAGCTAATAACACTCTAACAGCTTCTGAAACTTTAAGATTTAAAAAAGGTACAAATATAACTTTAGCAGAAGCAGGCGGGGTTATTACTATTTCAGCAGACGATAACAATACTTTCAGAACTGTAAAAGTAGATACTACCAACGATGGTACAGCAAATGCAACCCTCGGTACGACTGAACAACTTCAGCTTGTTGGAGGCTCTAATGTAACCTTAGCTGAAGATGCAGGGAAAGTAACTATTACAGCAGCAGGTACAGCAGCAACAAATTTAGGTAAAACCACAGCAACTGGCCAAATTACCATTACCTCTTCTACTGGAGACGATGTAGTTGTTGGAGAAGCAACTGGTACTATCGCTGGTTTAATGAGTACTACTCATCATGACAAATTAGACGGTATTGAAGCTAATGCTAATAACTATAGCCACCCTGACCACTCAGGAGATGCAACATCAGATGGAGACGGAGCAATTACTATCGCTAACGATGCAGTAACTTATGCTAAAATGCAAAACGTTTCTGCTACCAATAGAATTTTAGGTAGAGATACAGACGGTGCAGGAAACGTTGAAGAAATTACTCCAGCTAACCTTAGAACAATGATTAACGTTGCAGACGGAGCTAATAATTATAGCCACCCTAATCACACTGGGGATGTAACATCCTCAGGGGACGGAGCTACTACTATAGCTAACGATAAAGTAACATATGCTAAGATGCAAAATATACCTACTGCAAATATACTGGGTAGGGTAACAGCAGGTACTGGAAACGTAGAAGATCTAACAGCAACTCAAGTAAGAACATTACTTAACGTTGCAGATGGAGCTACTAATGTAACTAACAATAACCAAATTACTAACGGAGCAGGGTATACGACTGCAGCAGGTACAGTAGATACTTCAGGTACACCAGCCGCTCAACAGATAGCAATATTTACAGACGCAAATACAATATCAGGATCTACCAATCTCCAAATGCACGTTAATGGTTCTTATCCTGAATTTGGTGGATTACAGGTAGGGTCTGGTGGAACAGCTAATCTTTATTTAGGTAACGCTATTACTCCTAGTAGTGCTGATAAAGGTGCAAGATTCCATTCTAATAATAATGATTTCTATTTCGACTTTCAAGGAGATGCAACACAACATTTCTACTTTAGAGACTATGACGGAAGTGGAGGTATTTTCAATAGGTTTACTTTTGATTTCATAAACAGTGACTTTGCAACTAATACAGCTACTTTTTCCGGAAATGTAACAGCTAATAACTTTATTACTACTTCAGATAGGAAACTAAAGAAAGATATAGAACCTATAAAAGAAGGTTTGGAAACTTTAAAAAGATTCGTATCTTACGAATATGAACTAAATAATAAAAAAGATGCAGGTTTCATAGCTCAAGAAGTTGAAGAAAGTCTTCCTTATGCAGTTCATACTAAAAAAGACGGTTATTTAGCTTTAGATACAAAACCTATCATAGCTCATATGCACAAAGCAATCTTAGAAATAGACAAAAGATTATCCGCTATTGAAGAAAAATTAAAATAATCAAAACATGCCAATAGGAACTCGTCCATTTGAATTCAATAGATTAGAGACGCAAGGTTTTTCAAACTCTTCTACTGCATGTATAAGTAAGACAGAGTGGAGCGACGGTGCCGGTGAAGTATACTACTACCTAACTAACACACCAACTCCTACAGTATCAGATATAGCAACAGGAGAGTATTTCTATACAACAGATAATGATGGAGATAGTCCTTTGGACCTCTTTAATGGCCAAAGTGAATGGTACGGAGTTAGAACATCAGCCGATACTGCCTCTGTTGCTGCTGTACAAATTTCAACTACCGGAGAAGTTTTAGATGTAACACTTTGCAACTTTGATGATGGTTCACTACTCTCTGTCAGCGGCTCTATACCATACGTAAATTACTATGTTGATTATAGAGTAGACCCTAATGACGGTAAAGCTAGAGTATGGGGTATGGCTATTTATAAAACAGGCTCTCAAGACTGGAATTCAATCGAAGGTGCTGTCTCACAGTCTTTGCAGTCAATCAACCAAAACTTCTCAGCTAGTAATTTTAACGACTTTATATCAGCTTCAGTATCAGAATACTTTGATAATAATATTACCGGAACTATTACAGACGCTTCTAACCAAATATCTTCTTCGATACAGTTTCAAGGGTACCCTCTCTACAACCAAAGTACTTTACCTTCTGAAGGAACTGAGACATGGAATGATCTTGGGCAAGATGCGTACCTTATTAAAGTGAACTACGACACTGGAAGTAATAATAATAGAAGCGCCCTAGATGGACAATCTGAGTTTGTTACACTAACCGGACTAGCTCCTAATACTACCGGAAACGCCACCTACGATGGTACTCACGAATCAATAACCGATATTAATTACGTAGGATTTGGTATTGTTGACCATAATGATGAAGATAGATTTCATATTGGATACCAATGGGCTGATGGCTCTCTAACAAATAGTAATATTTATATAGCGCATGGATATAAATCTTCAACATACGACCCTGATACTGATGCAGATTCACGTCATATACTAGTAAATCAAGATGAATTAATAAGTGACTTTTCAAGTACATCAACTTTTGAAATAGAAATCTTTGGATGGTGGCTTGCTAATAGAAGAGACGGAGCTTTTAACGTTAGTATAGAGCTTTGGAGCGGCGGAACTTGGTCTAAAGTAAATGGAGGTGAATTTTTAAACTCAGGCGGTACTAAACATAGTACAATTGGACCCTACTACCTATATACTACAAGAGGAAATATAACTGCTTATAATGAATCGGATGCGTACAAATACGGCGATAGACTTCTTAATCACCCAACTAATCAGTCAGCCTATATTAAACTAGGTACTTTAACATTTACTGATAGCTCAACCGGTAACTTTAAACGAAACCTATTAGTTGATGGAGTTCAGTTCTAATGTTATGGATTATAAACATATTAAAAATATTACTGAACTCTTTGTAAGAGAGTTTTCTGAATGTAGATCCTATCGTGAAGTTATTTTAGACTACACAATATGTGACCATAATGTAGAAAGCTTAACAAAAGAAAAGTTTTGTTTGGGCGTAAAATCTGATTTAGATTGCCCTGCCTACCGTTTACTTTGGATTACTCCTAATGGAACATTGCTTTTTTCTAAACCACCACACCAAAGTGTAAAGCTAATGGATCACCGTCAAACAGTTATTTACATACTAAAAAAATATTATAAACTAATACCTGTAAAAGAAAAGACTGAAGTACTCAAACATTTTTTTGGAACTATATACAATAACCCTAAATTAAAAAACTTTTTTGAATCTGAATCTAATCCAAAAAGATCTATCCCAGAAGGGTTATACGGTGATTTTAACTCTAACGAATTTGAGCATAGAATAAAAGGAGGTAAAAAAGTACCTCGCTTTGCAACTTTTTTTACGAGGTTTATGTATTTAACTGGTTTTGTAAGAATAAGACTAAAAGAAGATATAATAAAAAGTGAAAGTAAACCTGATGATTTTAGTCCTTTGAGGGAAGACACAGGATTAAATATAGAAAGCTGGACCCAACTAACCTTAAATCAACAGCAATTTTTAAGAGAATTTATACTACTAAATAAACTTTTAGATAGAAACGCTGTTTTTTTAGATGATAATACACTTCATAAATCCTTAAATTCTAGTCTAGGGTTTGAAATTGAAGAAAAATTTCATACCTTTGGTCATGCATACAGGTTAATAAATAAAACTTAATACTATGACACATCCTTGTTGGACTTACCACAGTAAAATCGTAAACGAAATATCAGATATGCCTGAAGATACTTATGGCTTTATATACGAAGTAACACATAAACCTTCTGGTTTAAAATACATTGGTAAAAAAGTTTTATATTTTGAAAGAAATAAAAGACTTGGTAAAAGAGCTCTTCAAGCGTTGAGAGAAGAGAGAAAATCTAAAGGCATAGGAGGAAGAGTGCCCTTGAAACAAAAGGTAATAACTGAATCTGATTGGCAGGATTATTACGGCTCTCATGAAACTATCAAAAAACTAATTGCTAATCATCCAGTAGAACAATTCGAAAGAAGGATTTTACAGTACGTTAGTAATAAAAAGCAACTAACATATTTTGAATGTAAGCACCTATTTATAAATGAAGTACTAGATACTCGTAATAATTACATTAACGATAATATTCTAGGAAAATTTTATAGTAAAGATTTTCACTTATGAAATTAGTAGATATATTACTTAAAGAAGATGGACACGGAGACGGGTACGAAGAAGGTAACATAAAGTTAATGGGCGATTTAATTTTGCCTATAGATAAAGAAAAAGTTCTTCAAGCTGAAGACGATAAATATAATAGAGGACTATTAGTAACTAGCAGAGAGGATAGAAGCTACGATATAGCTTATTGGGCTGATAAATTTGAACCTTACCCTATAGAAGTAGAAATAGACGGTAAATCAGTCTCTAAAGATGCTAAAGTTATCAAGTTACTATTTCATCCTGAAATGAAATAACTATGATTAAATTAAAAGATATTATCGGATACCCATCATTAAAGTACCACGTAGACAATAAGCTCTCTTTACATGAGCATGTCTACCGTTATAATTCGGATGCCTTTATACAACTATTCAAAGAAGCAAGAGAAGCTCTTAGAGACGAAGCAATCGAGTTAGATGAAGCTGATAAAGAACTTTTAGAAACAACAGATATAGGAGAGTATGCTGAGTATAATGGTTTAAAGGTTCCTTTAGACTTACCTATGGTATCTCCAAAGTATAACCCTCTGTTTGAAATCGGATGTATGATCGACGATATGATCGAAGATGAAAATACAATCGATGAAGCTTCTTCGATAGATGAAATGATTAACTACGAACTAGTTAAAGAATTAGTAGAGTCTATTGGGGGTAATATAAACATGGACAAATTTAGAAAAGCAGTTTCAATACAAAACGAATCTTTTGATTATAATGGTTTTGAAATGCTAAAAGCGTCAGTTGATTACATACCGGAAGCTGAATACAGAGGTAAAAAGGTTGCTCTTAACAAACCTAAAAGAGGTGGGAGTAAAAAGTTCTATGTCTATGTTAAGTCAAAAAAAGGTAATGTAAAAAAAGTTTCTTTTGGTGATACTGGTCTTTCAGTCAAGTTAAAAAAGAGAGGAGCAAGAGCTTCTTTTGCTGCTAGACATAAGTGTGCCACAAAAAAAGATAAAACAAAAGCAGGTTATTGGTCATGTAATATTGGCCGTTATTGGAAATCACTAGGTGGATCATCAAACTTCTCAGGTTACTGGTAGACCGTATTCTGAAACTAAAGAAAACGGATATATTATAAGAGAATTCTCCAGCAGTACTTCTTCTTTTGAATTTGTATGGCATAGAGATAAAGAAGACCGTATAGTTGAAGCTCTACATGATACTGATTGGAAGTTTCAACTAGATAATAAACCGCCAAAGATATTATCTAAAAACAAACTATTTATACCAAAAGAGACTTATCATCGTTTAATAAAAGGAACTGGTAATCTAAAAGTAAAAATATATGAAATGTAATTGTAAATTATGTAACTGCGGTAAATCTTGTGAATGTAGTTGCTGCGACTGTTAATTATGAATTTGTCTAGTATTTTATTAAATGAAGGCTACTTAGATAATTTAGCAGTAAAGCTATCTAAAAAATTCCCTCATTTAAAGTTCTATGTGAAATTTGGAGAAAGAATAGATGTTAAAGGTTCACAGCAAGATATGGCAGATTTCGGTAATAAATACCATGGTCAAGTATTAGGAGATTATGAAGTATTTCATACAGATGATGATGACCAAGGTGAAATTGTAAGAATTATAAAAAGAGACTGATTATGAAGTTATCAAAGATCATTTTAGAAAAGAAGAGAATAATACATCAATCCGAAATAAATCTTTCAGATAGTGATATTAGTACTTTAGCTGAAGCTATCTCTTCTAAACTTAATGACTATCTTGATATTGAGAATAAAGAACTACTTAATCGTACGGTTAAAGCAGCCATAGAAGAATTAACAATCTAATTAGTTGCTTATTCGAAATAAAGTTCTTATCTTATAATTAAGATACGGACTGGGTTATGGACTATACTTTCCTTTTAGGATCTATCGAAAACTTATTGGGCAAAAGCCACAAGAGAGCGAGAGGCAACCATGCTTTTCACTGTCCTTTTTGTAATCATAGAAAACCTAAGCTAGAAATTAATATGGCAACTAACGAACATGGAAAAAATCCATGGGAATGTTGGGTATGTGAAACTAAAGGAACTACTATAAGATCTCTACTTTACCAACTTAAAGTACCAAAAGCACAATCAGCTGAAATATTAAAATACTTACCTAAAGGAGCACAAATAGAATATAAAGGGATATCTATATTAAAGATACCTGATGAATATCAGTCACTCTCATCCGCATCAGAATCATCGGTTATAGCTAATACAGTAAAAAACTATCTATATGAACGAGGACTTTCCAACAATGATTTTATTAAATACCAAATTGGGT